CCAGCCGTTATACATGGCGCCTTCCTACAGTGCCGAGAAGCGCGCGAGCGCATCGTCGATGGTGTCCGAGACCTTGCTGGCCACGATGTTCGGGTCCGTTGCCGCGGTGGTGACGGAGACCTGTACCGCACCCGGGGCCATGACAGCACCCGTACCTGACGACCGGTCGGCACCCCCGGCCGCCCCGGTTCCGGTGACGGAAAGGTGACCGAGACTGGTGGGGGCCAGTGAGCCGAGGTCCGAGTACGCGGCGGCGATGGTGGACTTGTTCGCGAGCAGGCCGTCGGCCAGCCCCTTCGAGGCATCCTTCCCGGCGATGTACATCTTCGAGGCGCCGAACGCACCGGCCATCATGTCCGCCATCTGCGAGACGAAGTCCATGACGGAGACGAAGCTGGAGCGCATCGACGTTTCGAGGCCGTACATGATGGCCTGACCTGCGGGCACGAGGAGGGTCTTGTCGTAGCTGATCGGACCCTTGTGCTGGGCAATCCAGTCAGCGATGGTTCCGACGAAGCTCTGCACCCCGCCCCATGCCGCTTCGAGGCCGCGGCGCAGGCCGCCCATGATGGCCTCACCGGCGCCCTGAAGCAGACCCCACGTGTTGCCGATGGCCCCGGTGATCTGTCCGGGGAGTCCGCCGATCCAGCTGACGACGGTGTTGATGCCGTTCGAGACGGTCCCGGTGATCCAGTTCCATGCCGCGGATGCGACCTGACCGACGTTGTTCCACAGCCCGGACCACGTCGAACCGACCTGCCCGATGAAACCGGCAATGCTTCCCATGATGGAACCGACCCGGCTACTGATCCACTGCCACACGAAGTCCCATGTGGCCTGCACCTTCTGGCCGACGCCGGACCAGAACGAGTTCCAGTTCGAGGATACGGTGCCGATGAAGTTGCCGATGTTGCCGATGATGTTGCCGACCTGCTGGCCGATCCACTGCGTGACAAACTGCCACGTCTGCGACACCTTGTCTCCGACGCCGGACCAGAAGGCGTTCCAGTTCGAGGAGACGGTGGCGGCGAAGCTGGCGATGTTGGCGCCAACCTGCCCGGCAATGGTGGATACCCACGAGGTGATGTTGTTCCACGTGTTGGAGACGATGGTGCCGAAGCCGTCCCAGAAGGTATTCCAGATGTTCCCGAGCGCCCCGGTGAGTCCGCCGACGACGGAGTTGATGCCGGAGAGGCCGTCATTGATGGCCTGCCCGATGGCTTCGAGCGGCCCGGTGACGGTGGTTTTTGGATCGCCCGTGTTGCCGAGCATGTCCTCGGTGATCTTGCCCATCACGCCGTAGCCCTTGCCTCCGGCGCCGCCCATGCCTCCGGTGATGTTGGCCGGGCTGTCCTTCTGGGACGGGTCGGAACCGAAGCCGAACTTCTCCTTGAACCAGACCTGCGCGCTGGCCTTGACGCCCGTCCACCAGCCGTCGAGGCCGTCGGTGAGCCACCCGTTTTCCTCGTTCTTCATGGCGAAGTCGGTACCGATGAGGGTAATGATGTTGGAGACGATGTTCTTCGGGTTGAGGATCATCGCAAGGAACTGCGTGGCGGTGTCGATGAACTTTGAGAACTCGGCCAGGTTCTTCAGCCAGTCCGCCATGACGGTGTCGCCGAACAGGACCGCGAAGCCGAGGGCCTTCTTGCTTTCGGTCAGCGCGGCAACGTCGATGCGCAGGGCGAAGTCGACCGGCAGGGACAGGCCCGGGAACTTGACCTCGCTGGCCTTCTTGGAGATGCGGTCAATGGCCGCGCCGAGCGTATCCCAGTCGCTGCTGGTCGCCGCGGAGTGGACGTTCGTGCCGAGGTTGCTGAAGGTTGAGTTGATGTGGTCAAGCAGGACCGTTACGGCCGGGGTTGCGGCGTTCACGAGTGTGGTGATGAACGGTATCAGTGCCGTGGCGAACGTGACGACACCGGCCGCGGCGCCGGAGATGGCGGTGGCGACCGGGCCGAGGTGGTCGAGGATGCTCTGAAGTGCGGGCGAGGCGGCTTTGATGAAATTGTCGACGGCGGGCAGGAGCTTGTCCCTGATTCCGGCGACGAGCGGCGTCACAATGTTGTCGTTGAAGGCTTTCAGCGGCCCTTGCAGGGACTTGATGGCATCCACGGCTGTCGTTGAGAGCGGGGTGAGCAGGGTCTGGACCTGCCGGGACATGTCGTCGATGACGGGGCCGAGGTAGATGGTGAACGCCCCGGCAATGTCCGCGACGGACTGGACGATCCTGCCGAGCAGGGTGAGCATATTGCCGACGGAATCGGCAAACGGCTTGACGGCCGGTTCCAGTGAGGCCAGCGCCTTGGCGACGCCTCCGGTGAAGTCCGTGATGCCCTTCTGGACGGCAGGGTTGGAGAGAATCCGGCCGATGTATCCGATGATGGTGGCGACGCTGTCGCCGAGGTAGCCCAGCGCAAGGTTGATGGACGGCATGATGGACTCGAATGCGGGGCCGAGCTTGTAGATTGCGTCGCCGAGCTTGCCGACCATGATGTTCAGGCCCGAGATGAACATTGTGAGGGTCTTCTGGAACCGGTCGGACTGCATGGTCGCGGCGATGCCTTGAAGCTTGTCGGCGAACTTCGACAGGCCGCCGTTTCCGGCCTTGCGGGCGGCATCGGCGACGGCGTTGAAGATGCCGAGGGTGCCGTCGATGGTGCGGCCAAGGTCCTTGAAGCCCTTGATTCCGGCCTCGATCCACCTGTCGATTTGACCGGACTTCTCAGCCTTGGTGATGAACGCGTCGAAGGAGGCGCCGAGCTTGTTGAACCAGACGGCGAAGCGGTCGAAGTATTTGGTGCCGACGAGGCCGAGGGTGGACCATGCGTTGATGAAGGACTTCACCCCGGCATGGGACTTGTCCATCGCATCGTTCATGCGCTTGAACATCAGGTTCATTTTGTCCGGGCCGTTGGACGCGGTGATGCCGTCGAGGATGGCTCCGAACAGGCGGCCCTCAGCGGCGGCTACGTCGTTGAGGTTCTTCTTCAGGGTCGGGAGCATGACCTGCGAGAAGCGGTCCATGGCGGGCTGGAGGCCCACGTTCAATGCGGTGAGCAGATCCTCCTTCCACTTCAGGATTTCGGTTTTGTACTTCTTTGCCATGCCCTGCAACGCGGACATCCCCACATAGGCCATGAAGCCGAGGCCGGTGGCGAACGCGGGCAGGAGTGCGCTGAGCCCGCCAAGGGTTTTCCCGAGGTCGTCGGCGATGACGAACACCCCGGCGAGACTGGACCCGACGACGGACATCGCGGAGCTGACCTTCATGGCTGTGAGGCTCGCGGATACGGCGATCCGGTCGAGGTTGTGGATGAATTCGAGTCCGCCTTCAATCATGTCGCCGAAGACGTTCAGGCCCGCGAAGCCTTGAAGGTGCTCGCGGAGGCCCTGACTGGCGCTGAACAGGCTGGACATGCTGGCGCTGAAGCGCGATGCGCCGGTCCGCAGGGCCGTGAACATGGCCGACCCGGTGCCTTCCATCTGCCTGAATTCACCATTGACCCGGTTGACGTTGCTCAGAATGTTGCCGAACTCGGCGTCGGTCATGCGGCCGAAGGCGTGCATCTCCGATGCGGTTCGGACGATGTTGCCCCGCATCTGTTCGACATAGTCGGCGCCCTTCTGGAAGTGCGACCAGTCGTTGGTGTTCATGGAGTGGGCGAGGTTGGCGAAATCGTTCTGCAACTCCTTGACATGGAAGTTGTTCCTCATGCCATTGAGGGAGGAGTTGTACCGGTCCTGCTCCTCGCGGAGCCGCCGGGTCTCATCCAGCGCCATGCGCGTGATCCGGGACTTTTCCTTCGCGGCATCGTCTTCGGCGATCTTCTCGGCGTTGATCCGGTCGATGTAGTCGTTGATGTCCTTCTTCATCCGGTCGGACTGCTCGCGGGACATCCGGCCCTGCCGCTCCATTGCGGCGGTGACCTCGTCGATGCGGTCACGGGCGTCGTAGATGGTGTCGAAAGACTTGGCAAAAGACTTCATGTCCGCGGAGTTCATCGTCTTGGCGAGTTTCGCGAAGTCATCGTTCATGTCACGGATGGCGTTGTTCTTGCGCATCCCGTCGAGGGTGCGCGCCCACCGCTCGTTTTCCTTGATGGCTTCTTCCATCGTCTTCGCGCGACGGGCATCGTACGCGTCGTTCTCGGAGATGGCGTCGTCGTACTGCTTCTTGCGGATTTCCCCGGCCCGCCGGGCGCCCTCATCCATGGCGTTCTGGAGCCGGATCGCTTCCTCGGTCTGCTTGTTGAGGTCCTTCTGCGCCTGCTCCTCGTCCCTCATCACGCCGATCTGGGAGACGACAGCCTTCTTCATCTCCTTGTATTGCTCAGACGTGATGTTGCCGAGCTGGCGCATGTTGTTGGCGAAGTCGATGATCTTGCGCTGGGCGTCGTCGAGTCCGGTGGAGTCGAAGTTGGCGAACGCGCGGTTCCAGTCGGACGTTTTGTCCGACCCCATCGCGCCGATGATGCCTTCCCACTTCTTGCTTACCCGGTCTTGGACGTTTTTCCCCCAGACGTCGGCGAACGTCTCGGCGTTCTTTCGTGCGGCCTTCTCCGTTATGGGTCCGGCCTTGTCGAGGTCACGACGGAAGTCGGACAGGTCACCGTGGACATTGATATACGCACTGGCAACTTCGCGTCCAATACCCACGGTGACCCGTCCTTTCGTTTACTGCTTAGAGGTTTTTGAGCTGGTCAATTTCATTGGCACCCAGATCGTCTGACTCGCCGGGGAGCGGATCGTTCAGGGATTCGACCCAGAGTTGGGCGTCTTCCGCGGTCTGGTGTGTCATTGCCCAGTCGTAGATGACATTCAGGAAGCGCGGGAGCGGGAGCGCGAGGAGGTTGACGCCTTTACCGGAGTATTCGCCGTCGATGCGCGCCCAGTTGTGCGCCGCGACGGCCGCGAGGCGGACGGCTTCTCGGAATCTTTTCCCGACCACTCCTCCATCAGGTTCTCCCAGATGTCGAAGATGCCCCCATCGCTGTAAACCCCGAAGCCACTCTTGCGGTCAAGCAGGAGGTCGCGGAAATAGAGCTGGGTATCGTCATCCATCAGCTCGAAGAACAGGTGGATGAAGTTGGCGACAGCATCCTGAGACATTCCACGGCCACCCATGGCGAGGAGCATAATCTCCTGACCCTCGGAGGGCTTGAAGAAAGTCACCTCAGTCTCGTTGTGCTTGAAGCTGATGGCACCATCATTGGCTTCGTCTTCGGCAACTACGGCGGTTACAAAATCTTTCACGTACTTCTCCTGTATTTCAGTCTCCCGGAGTGGCCGATTGCACGACCAGTATCAGAGTACCGGCGGGTGCTCTGCATCTGCGGAAGGCGCGGCTTACCTGCGGACGAGCGCCATAGCCTCGGCGAGACCCTTTTGCAGGAATGGGTTGGCCTTCTGTCCGTGGATGTACCGGCGGGTGAAGTACGGCTTGCCGTCGGGGAACGCCGTCAGCCCGCCGGAGCGCCACGCTTTGCGCAGTGTCCCGCCGGACGGGTTGCCAGCCCCGGTGGGGCCTTGCTTGTTCACGGGAATGGTGAGCATCCTCCCCGACTTCGGGAAGATCATGCCCGTCCCCTCATGCACGTACAGGGCGTGCTTCGACAGCGCCACCACCAGTGACGAGTTCGTCAGCGGCCCGGTGCGGGTGGGCCGGTTCACCTGAAGCGACGCCGCCAGCGCCCCGGTGCGGTT